CAGATTTAATTGTTTTTGGTTCCTCAGTCTTAGAGTCTTGTTGTTTTACATAGAAATAGCCCGCAGCAATTAAGGTTAGACATAGCATCCAAATACCTTGTACTAGCTTTGCAGGTAACTTAATTTTGCCATGAGTATCACCGCCACCCTTTGAAGACGTATACATTCCAAAGAGATGCTTTGGATATGTAAAAGTACCAGTATCTTCTGCATCTGCTTTTACAGATTTAGTATTAGGATTTAACTGGTGATATTTCCATAACCACCATGTAGCCATTTTCATACCCATTGGACGATGCAAGTGATAATGCATCCCAACCATGTCTAAAACGTCAGCATTCAACAAACGTGGGGCTTGAGTGATGAAAATAATATCCAAAAACTCAGCATGTCTGTGCGTCTGTAAAAATTCCACTTCAGGATGGTTTTCATTCTTAACCGGATGCTTATATTTTTTTGAAAAGTGGCTGATCTTTTGAGCTTCATCAATCACAACTAAAGATCGTGCCGGATAGTCTTCAAAACTAGACTTTAAAGGTTGTGCAGTGTCTAGTTTTAACCCTTCAATATTTGAGAATATATTCCAAGGCTCTGCCTCATTTGCACGTGCAAATATCTCTTTGACAGCCCATAAAGTTTTCCCCGAGCCAGGCGTGGCAGTAATTAAATAAATCATTATTTTTTATCCTAATTCTTCGAAAGTGCAAGTGAAGAACTTGCAATAATTGCTCTAGCAATAAATGCCGAAAAAATAATTGAAACGCATTTATCTAGACCAGCTACCCCAACAAGACCAGCTAGATTTCCGACCGCAAAAAAGTCAGACATAAAGCGATCTAATAAATAATTTACGACCGTTAAAACAATCGTAGAAGACACCAGAGAAATTCCCGCACCTGCTAGTAAACGTCTAAGAAAACCCGAAGCAAGAATTTCACCTATAAACTTGAATAAATTACCCACCTTTAGCTGCTCCTATAACGATATAAGCTGCATAGATGTACGAACATGCAATCAATGCAGGTTTAGCCAATTCAAGGATTGAGCAGACAGGTTGAAGGCTTAAAGAAAATGATGTTGTAACACCAAGCACACTAATGGTTTGAGGCTCAGGCGTAGGACATTTATCGTCTACAGAAAATCTATTTGCATTGAATACAGAGAAATCAAAAGTACGTTTATCTTCTGTATCAATCTTTGTTTCATCTGCTGTGTAAGGCTTGGTTTCTCTATTAAGCCAGTCATCCCACTTCTGGAACTTCTCAACGAATAACTTAGGGAAATTAATTGCAGCATTCGCAGCTTGACAGACAGTCGGTGCCCACTCACAGAACACTGGAAAGTTAATTGTTATGTCAGTCGGTGGCGCTTTAGGTGCTGTAGGATCATCGGGATTTGCTTGAGGTACGGCTTGCCCTTGCGCAGTATTTGAAGTCGGAATAGCTTGAGAATTGTTAAGTTGTTGAGTTACGTCAGTTGCAGGAACAATCTGTCTTTGTTCATCTTCAAGTGCAGTATCAGCAACAGATGACACGTATGCTTTTCCGTCCGCTTTATTAGCAACCGCATCACTAATAACCTGTGATGCTACAGCATCGTAAGGTAAGTATTTTTCTTCTTTATTAGGTTGAGCAGATGGATTATATGCAGGATTTAAGACACGTATATAACTCCAGTTGAAAGTCTCATTAGCATCAGTCGCTGAGCGCTTAATAACACATTTTGCATCTCTCATGCCCGTTTCATCAGTCGCCCAAGAATACGGAGTTACTGAAACAAGTATCCAGCCATTACCCTGCGCATTTCTCGTACATTGATCATTAGCAGCAGCGGAATTTGAAGAAAAGTATTTAGTAACTCCAAATGCGCCTGTTTGATAATAGTATTTAACAGATGGATCTTTTGGATCTGACGGATCACCAACAACAAAATACTTAACACGATTGTTAGCAGGGTCCATTACGTAATCAACAGAACCAATCAAAGCTTTAATAGCTAAATCAACTGCCAAAACAGCACCAGTTCTCACAATCATCTTACTGACTTGACTAGCAGTTGGAGTAATTGCAGCAGCCCCCGTAGCTGCATAACTCTTACCATTTAAAACTACGTTTTTTGCCCCGTCATAAAACGTTGTAGCACCTTGTACAAGTCGTTTAGTAACAGACCAACCTTCACCCGCAACAGTAGTCGCGTTAGCCAATTGCATGAAAATAAAGTTGGGTGTAAGAGCAACAAAAAGAGAAAGCAAAAATATATTTATTCTGTGGATCATAGTTATTTCCTGAATAGCAAGTAAAAGACTACCGTCATCAAGATCAGGTAAAAGAAACCAAACGACATTTAAGACCCCCTAAAACAGATTCGGGAGCCGAAGCCCCCGATTTTTAAATATTTATTAGGTTCGGTTGAATGCCTGTTTTACATAGCCCCAAACAACCATAGTCGCTTGTGGTACGATTTTGGCTGCCCCAATTAAGCCAATTACAGCTACAGCAGTACCAATAACTGTAATACCCGCAGACGCATCTACCTCAGCAAATGCAGCGCTAGATAATGCAGTCGCACCAACACCAAGAATTACCTTCTCAGAGTTAGTCATTTGGCGTGGTTGTTTAGTTTTTTCAACTTGGTTAGTTGCTTTAGTTTCCATGGTTTTACCCCTTGTTAAACATATCGCTAATGATGTTTGCTACCCAAACACTAGCGAACACTACGAGAATTTGACTGAGCAAAGCATTTGCATCAGCCACTGAGATGTTCAAAAGATCAAAATCCTCTTTTGCAACATATGTGACACACGTTGTCTGATTGTTTACTTGTGCAATCTCTTTACAAACGTATGTCGTCATCTTTTTATTACCCCAAAAAAAACACTGACTTGCGTAATACGCTCCCCAAAAGTCAGTGTTATACGGAAAAAACTATTTAAATTTCTTAGGCTAAATCGGCAGATGAAAAAACAAGGCTGCGATTACGTTGATGCAAAGTAAGTTGAGAGATTGTCTCTCCAGTGGTTGCAAGAGCATCAAGAGTAGCTGCGTCTTGAGGCTTGTCAGGATTGATATATTTTCGAACAGGTTCTAAAACTTCAACGAAATAAAAAGAACCACCATCCGATTTTTTAGTGCCTTTTTGTACTTGAGCATTTTCGATAATTGTTTTTACAGACATTTTTGCCACCTATATGTTTATACGGTTAATAAATCAGTACAATTAGTATGTTGTCATGTTGTCATGTTGTCAATACAGCAAGTAATCATGTTGTTAAAATAAATTTCGTCAGGTGCATAAAGGTTTGAAAAATCGATGATTTCCGCATATCTAAGGATTAACAAAAAAGAGGAAAAATCCCTCTTAGAATTATCAGAACAAGTTAATAAGCAGAGACTAGATTTAAAAATGGGCGTACTAAAAGAAAGTGAAATACTTCATCGACTTATCAATGAAGCATTCAAAAAGGCAAAAGCCGAAAATGGCGAAGTAAAAATTAAATAATCCCGCGATAAGTCATGAAATCAATTTCATGACTTTCCAATGTATCGATTTCTTTTTGTATTAATAAACTCAAATTATATTCAGCAGATCCAGAACCAAAGCAGCCATTTTTATAATCATCTTCAAGCCAAACCAAATATTCATGACGCTTCTGGTACTTCTTAAGAATATCAAAAACAATCTTTTCAACTTCAGTAAGCAGGATACTAGTTAACTCGGTTTCTTCAGCTAGTTCTTCATCTGACTTTTCAGCAATATCTAAATCAGCCTTAGCACCACGTGACCAAACTAACTGACGCTGACCTTTAAAGGTCAAAGCAAACTCTTGAAATAATTTTGAAGATAATTTTCCATGTATTTCAACATCTTCAACAGAAAGCTGAAGTAAATCAAATGCAGAAAAAGAATCGCCACGACCCTTTTTAATATGTCCCTTGGTTAATTCGTTCTCAATACCCCATTTCGAAACGTACTTATCTGCATAAGTACCATCTCTTAAATCTAAACCATGCTCATTAGGCATTGGTAAACCAGATTTAACACAAGCAGCTTGCCATGCTCTTAATAGTTCACAAGTGAAAGTTGATTCAAGTTGAATAGATAAATCATTGTTTC